ATAGTTAGGTACAATGAAAAAACTGAGGAACTTTCTGTTAAACACAGTACACGGGCTGTTTGGAAATATCGTAATGTAAGTGTAGAAATGTATAATAAAATACTGGAAGCAGAGTCACCAAGTAAACTTATGAAAGATGTATTTCACAACTTTAATGTTGGAGTACATAAAGAGGATCTATAGTGACTACTGAAAGAGAAAAAACGTTACTTACAGAAATTCGAGATAATGTAAAAAAAGCTCAAGACGATGATGATGAAAATCGTAGAAAAGCTTTAGAGGATCTTGAGTTTGTTGGTATTGAAGGTGCTCAGTGGCCAGAGGATGTTAAGTCACAGCGGACTAGTGATGGTAGGCCTTGTCTTACTATTAATAAAATGCCTGCGTATATTGATCAAGTAGTTGGTGATCAGCGTATGAATAGACCTTCAATTCAAGTTGTTCCTGTTGATAATTACGGAGATATAGAAGTTGCTAGAATTATTGGTGGTTGGATTAAGCATGTACAAGCAATTTCTAAAGCCGATATAGCTATTGATCATGGCTTTGAGCACGCAGTTACTTGCGGGTACGGAGCTCTGAGAGTAATTACTAAGTTTGTGAATGATATTTCTCTTGATCAAGAAGCATATATAGAAAAGGTAGATAACGCCCTGGCGATTTACTGGGGTAAACATAGTGAGTATGATTGTTCGGATGCTGAATATTGTATAATTCTTACTGATGTAGATCGTGATGAGTATGAGTTTAAGTACGGCGAACAGCCTATGGAATTTAATACTGAGAGCAGTCAGTATATAGCTGGTTGGTGCGATAAGAATACTGTTAGAGTTGCTGAGTACTTTAAAAAGAAACGCTACACTAAGACTTTATATCTTTTAGACGATGATAGAGTAGTAGAAGTCCTTGAAGAGGGTGACGTTGAAGTTAAGAAAAGGGTAGTAGATGCTTATAAGATTATGTGGTATCTTGTTTCTGGGGATAAAATTCTTAAGGAAGAAGAATGGGTAGGGAAGAGATATATCCCCGTAGTTCCTATCTGGGGTAAAGAACTTAACGTAGGTGGTAAGAGGGTTGTTAGAGGTCTTATCAGAAATGGTAAAGACTCTCAAAGAATGTTCAACTACTGGAATTCGGTCGACACTGAGGTAGTTGCTCTACAACCTAAATCCCCTTATCTTGTTACACCAGCTCAGATTAGCGGGCACGAAACTCAGTGGAAAGAGTCTCACAAAAGAAATTATCCTTATCTGTTAGTAAACTTTGATGAGAAAGCTCCAGGTTGGCCAAAGAGAGAAGCTCCTCCGCAAGCATCAAGTGCTATGATCGAGCGGATTCAAAATACTGATCAGGAGATGCGAGATACTATTGGGCTGCAAAAAGCTTCAATGGGTATGCAAAGTAATGAACGAAGTGGTACTGCTATAATTGAAAGAAAGAAAGAGGGAGATGTTGGAACATTTGCTTTCGTAGATAATCTTGCACGATCTATTGAACAACTTGGTAGAATACTTGTGGATATGGCTCCAGGACTTCTTGATACTGAGCGTATAGTTAGGCTTGGTCTTGAAGATGGAGAACAAGAATTTGTAACTGTTAATAAGGAAGAGGAGATTGATGGCTCAACTAAAATTACTAATGACCTTTCTGTAGGCACTTATGACGTTGTTGTTTCGGTAGGTCCGAGTTTTACAACTCAGAGAACTGAAGCGAGACAGTCGATGTCAGAGTTTATTCAGTATTACCCAGATGCTGCCCCACTTATCGGAGATTTGTATGCGAAAGCTATGGACTGGGACGGGGCGCAGGAGATTTCTAAACGACTGGAGTTTCTTCTTCCTCCAGAAGTTAGGAAACAGAAAGAGGACGCAGCTATTATTCGTGAAGGCGGTACTCCTCCTCCGCCTCCACCGCCGCCCCCTCCACCTCCTGAGGTTATGTTGAAACAGCAAGAGGGTGAACTGAAACTACAGGAAGGCCAACTTAAATTACAGCAAGGTGAGTTGAAATTGCAGGAAGCGCAAATTAGTTTACAAGATACTCAGGTTACATTTCAAGAGTCTCAAGTTCAGCTTCAAGAACAACAAGTTAAGCTTGAGCAAGAAAATACTAAATTAGCGGCTATAGTTCAGCAAATGCAATTTAAAGCTGTTGAATTCGCCGCTAGTAAGGAAGAGAAAGAAAAACCAAAAGAATAGTCAATTATTGACCCTCTAACTGTATCGGGCAATCCCGAGCTACAGGTTAAAAGCCTGCAAAGGAGAATTAGGAATGTTAAAGACAGTAGATGAAAGCAACGAAGTAGATGTTGAAACTGGTGCAGTTGTTAATGGGCTGGATAATCCTAATATACTGTCTATTGACTCGACAGAGCCTATTGAACTTACAATTGACGAAGTTGGAGAGACTGACGCAGTTCGGCCAAGAGGAGAGCCCGAGGAAAAAGAAGAAGAAGATAAAGAAGAAGAAAAGAAAGAAGTTAAAGAAGAAGTCAAGGCTGAGACTGAGGGTGAGGTTGAGACTGAAGAAAAGAAAGAAGTTGAAAAACCAAAAGCTAAACCTGATCCTGAGTCTAAGCAAGACTCAACTAAAGTTGTAGAAAGAATCGGTAAGCTGACTAAAAAGTGGCGAACCGCAGAAAGGCAAATGGAATTTGAGAAGGAGAAGAGAATCGAGGTAGAAGCTAAGTTAAGGGAGCTTTCAAAAAATATTCCTGATGAGTCTAGACCAATGAAGGAAGACTTTGACGATGAAGATGAATATATTGAAGCTCTTACAGATTGGAAAATTGACACGAAGCTTAAAGCCTCGCAGCAAGTAGTAACAGAGAAGACTGCAGACAAAGAGGAACGGCAAGCAGTTGCGGACACATACGATGGACTTGATGATGCTATGAGCAGAGGAAAAGAAAAGTTTGAAGATTTTAACGGCCTCGTGCTTAACGAAGACCTCATTATCAGTACTGAGTTAACGCAAATCCTTTTGGACACAGATGTTCCAGAGGATATAATGTATTATCTTGCAAGTAATCCTGATGAATCTGAACGAATCTCTGGGCTCGATCCTATAAGGGTCGCTAAAGAAGTTGGTAAAATTGAAGTAAAATTGACAAAGGAACCGGAGAAAGAGGTTGAGGTAGAGAAAGAACCTGAATCTAAACCTCCCAAGAAACAATCAAATGCTCCAGAACCAATTACCCCTGTAAAGACTACAGGTGTTACAGGTAAAGATCCTAATAAGATGAATGCAAAAGAGTATCGGGAATGGAGAGAAAGTAAATAAGGAGTAAGATATGGCTTCAACTAATGTATTATTGACTCCTACGATTATTGCTAAAGAAGCGCTGATGCAGCTTATCAATAGTCTTGGAATGGCAAGTAATGTTTACCGGGCTTACAAGAATGAGTTTCGTAAAGTCGGGCAGACTATTACTATTCGTAAACCGAATAAGTTTCGGGCTAACAAAGGTCAGGCTAGGTCGAATATTGAACTTGCTGAGCCTTCAACCACGTTGACTGTCAGTACTCAGGCAAATGTCTCTTGGGCATTTTCTAGTGTAGAACTGACGCAGACTATCGAGCAGTACAGCAAAAGATACATTTCCCCTGCGGCTAATGCACTGGCTAATCAGGTTGATGTAGATCTTTGTGCTCTGTATAAAGATGTTTACAATTACGCAGGAACTCCTGGCACTACCCCGAATACGTTTAAGATTCTTGGTGATTGTCAGACCATTCTGGATAATGAAGCTTCCCCGCAGGGTCGGAGAAAAGCTATTCTGAATCCGGATGCGAACTGGACTTTGGCAGATGCTCTCAAGGGTACCTTTGCTCCGAAGGTAGCTTCGGATATTATCACTAAGGGTTATCTTGGAACTATCGCTAATCTGGATATTTATATGGACCAGAATATTCAGAATCATACTACTGGTTTGTTTACCAATAGCGCAACTCCACTTGTAGATACTGGGTCTACTACTGGAGATACTACTCTTGATTCTGATGGGTGGGATGGGACTAGCAGTACATTGACAGACGGTGATATTTTTACTGTCGCAGCTACGAATCAGGTTAATCCGATGTCAGGTGCGAGTACTGGGCATCTGCGTAACTTTGTTTGTACCGCGCTTACAACCTCAACAGGTGGTGGTGATATGGCTGCCATTCCTGTTTCACCTACTATTACTTATACGCCAACTGGTCCGTATAGTACAGTAGATGCGCTTCCGTTGAATGCTGCAGCTATTACTCCAGTTGGCACTGAGTCAACTATGTATCCGCAGAATCTGGTGTTTTCACCTGAAGCTTTTTGTTTGGTGACTCTGCCAATCGAGATGCCTGCCAATGTCTGGGGCGCTCGCGAAACTGATAAGGACGCTGGTATTTCTATCAGGGTCGTAAAACAGTATGATATTGATGAAGACGAAGAAATTATTCGTCTTGATGTTCTGTATGGTGTTAAAACTCTGTACCCAGAGTTGGCTGTAAGACTTTGGGGCTAGGGTAATTGAGTAAGAGTGTTTAGAGCTGATTACGGTCACAAGCTCTAAACACTCTCATGAAAGCGAGGACCTAACAAAGGAGATTTAAAATGGGTATTAATTTAAGATATAGTCCACTTGAGTGGAATGGATCACAGCTTATTTTTGATGGTAAATATGACTGTGCCTTGAATGTTTCAGTAGCTCAAAATAGTGAAACAGGCCTTACAGGGGCGGCGTTTTTGCAGCATGGATCATATAGCTCAGCACTTGCTTATGGTACTCAGAGTGATTTTCTTATTCTGAAAAGTATGCACATTACTGGAGCTGCAACAGGAACATATATTTTTGGTGATGTTAATAGAATAGATACAAGTGCCGCTAGTACTGGTTATATTCATGTTGGGTATAACTATTTGTCTGTTGGTCATGATCTTGCTAATGGTTACGCAACAAGAAGTCGATTAGCAATTACTGCAGCTTGTGCAGTTGGTGAGCAGGTTTCTTGTCTTGCAACAATGGAAATTGGAGCTCATGCTATTACTGGTACTGGTGATTTGCGTGCTGGTTTGTTTGAGTTAAGCATTGCTGCAGGTGCAACAATAGCTACTGAGTCTCATTGTGTAGAAATTCGCCCGCTTGTTAAAGCTAATGTTGCTGGTGTTACATCTGGTATCAGAATTAATATTAATTGTTCAAGTACAAATTATGTTGATTATGGGCTTGATATTCGTAGTATGTCTAGTAATCAGACAGCTGCAATTAGAGTTTTATGTACTGCTGCAAGTGCCGCAGTTCCGGCTGGCATTATTTTAGAAGGGCAAGCTTCAACTACTTCTACAATTACATCTGGTATTAAGTGCAATGGAAATCTTACTTATTTGTTTGATTTTAGTAGTGGAACTGATACAAAGCCGCTTACTGCAACCGGTACAGCAAAATCTGGAACTTGCCAGGGTACTATTTCAATATTAGATGCTGACGGGAATACTGGCTATATTAATGTTTGGGCTTCATAAGAGCCTAATTTTGGTATAAGTATCATTGTAAAGTAGTTAAATTATTCGAGGGATAGAGTCCATGGCTTGAAAGGTCTGTTCCTGGCAGACTTTCCCTCGATTAACTCCAGGTGTAGTTACAGGAGATATTAAAATGGAATTAAGTATTATTGAAAGAATTTTGTTATCGCAGGTATTGCCAGTAGAAGGAAGTTATACAAACCTTAAGCTTCTTAGAGAGGTAAAGGAAGAATTATCTTTTACTGAAGAAGAAAATAAGTTACTGGAATTTAAGCAAGAGGATTCAAGATTAATCTGGAAAGAGGGCGTAGTCGCGGATAAGGAATTTACATTTGGTGAAGTTATTACCAAATTAATTATAGGTGGATTGAAGGCTTTGGACAAACAAGAAAAACTTACGGAGAACCATATGATTCTTTGGGAAAGATTTATAGAGGAGGTTGAGTAATGGCTAGTAACAATAAATTACTTGGATTTGAAACTGACCCAGGAGTATTTGAAATTGATTATAACGCGCTTGCTAATAAACCCCCAGTTACGGATGAAGTACAGAAATATGCCCCGGCATGGAGGTTTCATAAAGACTGCCCAAAAGGAATGGTAGTTAAAACAGATAAGGCACTTAGAGAGCTTGATGCCGATGGCTGGAAAGACCATCCGGGTAAAGTAAGATGTATTAAAGGGCATGAGGCTAAATGGGAAGCTGAATTAGAAAAAGAAATTGAAGAAGAATTAGATGAAGACGATGATATTACCGATCCAGACATAGGGTCAAAAATTGACCATTCTGGTGATGAGGATGAAGAGGAAGACTAATGTTAGTTTCTACGTTAATAGAATCTTCTGCAAGAAAGATTAATGCGGTAGCAAGTGGCGAGACCATGACTGCTAGAGAACAGAAAGATTTTCTAGAGGGCTTACAGTCAATGCTGCGGTCATGGTCGGCGGAGAAGATAAATGTATTTTCTTCAACGAGTGAGACATTTGTTTTAACTCCTCCGACGTATCTCTATACTTGGGGATCTGGTGGAACGATTGATACAGCAAGACCTAACCAGATTCTTAAAGCTACCATAGACGATAGTGATAGTGTGACTCATTCAGTAGATATTATTGGTGAGGGCAGATATACAGAAATTTCTTCAAAGGCTGTTACAGGAAGGCCATATGCTTTGTTTCCAAGGTTTGCTTTTCCTTATGTACAGGTGTACTTATACCCTGTTCCAAGTTCTGCCGAAACATTAAATCTGTATAGTATTAAACCGTTTACAGAAACAAGTTCTTTTGCCAGCGTAGACGATACTATACAGATGCCAGCAAATTATGAAGAGCCTATTATTTATAATCTTTCTGTGAGAATGGCCCCGGAGTTTGGGAAAAGTATTCCAGTAGAAGTTGCTGCAATAGCGTCTAGTTCATATAATAGAATGATTACTTTAAATGCTGGTAATTACGTAGAACCAGTAAAAATTGTTCTTCCGGCTGGTGCTCATGGTAGTTATAGTATAAATACTGATAGTTACAGGTAGGAGTTTAAAGTGGAAATACCATTTATCGGTGGAGCTTATACAAGTTACAGTACTAATATTAACGCTCAGCGTTGTGTAAATCTGTTTCCAGCAGTTGATCCACAGGACGCAAAGAATCCTGTAGCTTTGTTTGGTACTCCTGGGCTTAAAGCATTTAGTACTTTAGCTGCAGCTGGAGATAACACTATAGTAAGAGGAGCTTACGCGTTTGGAAATGTTCTATACGCAGTTTTAGGTGCAACTGTATATTCTGTAACTCAGGCAGGAACTGCTACAAGCATTGGTACTATCGCTTCAGCTATTGGTGATGTATTCTTTGCTGATAATGGTAAAGAAGTAATTATTGTAAATGGTACAGCAAGCGGTTATTTAATTACTGCTGGAGTGCTTGCTCTTATTGCTGATGCTGATTTTCCTCAAGCATCAAGTGTAACTTTTCAGGATGGGTACTTTATTGTAACAAAAGCTGATACTGGGCAGATATGGATTTCAGGTCTTTATGATGGTACATCTTGGGATGCTCTTGATTTTGATACAGCAGAAGCTAATCCAGATGATGCACAAGTAGTAATTTCTAACGCTCATGATCTGTGGATTTTTGGTGATAAAACTGCAGAGGTTTATTATAATTCAGGTAATGCAGATTTTCCATTTACAAGAATCCCCGGTGCTGTAATAGAGCTTGGTATAGAAGCAGCAGCATCGGCTGTTAAGATTAATGGAATTATTTACTGGCTTTCAGCAGAAAAGCGAGTAGTCCGAACTAGAGGATATCAATTTGATACTGTATCTACTACACAGATAGACTATCAGATTTCTACATACAGTACAACTAGTGATGCTAGAGCTTATTCTTACCAAATGCTTGGGCATATATTTTATGTCTTAGCATTTCCTACAGAAGGTAAAACTTGGGTATATGATGCAACTACTGATTTCTGGCATGAGTGGAGTAGTTATACTGTAGTTGATGGTACACTAACTGGTGTAAGTAAACATAGATCTAATTGTATAGCAAAGTTTGGTGACAAATACATCGCTGGAGATTACAAAAATGGTAAGCTGTATGAACTTGATATGGATACTTATACAGATAATTCTAATGAGATTCAAAGAATCAGAGCAGCTCAAGTAATTAATAAGGAAGCATTTTATGTTATTTGGCATAAACTTCAGATTGACTTTGAGGGTGGTGTTGGTCTTACTACTGGTCAAGGATCTGACCCGCAGTGTATGCTTCAGTGGTCAGATGATGGTGCGCATACTTGGTCAAATGAATATTGGCTTGATATAGGGCCTATTGGAGAGTATAAGCAAAGAGTGATTAAGCGTAGAATGGGCAAAACAAGAAACAGAGTTATTATGATTACTATAACAGATCCAGTAAAAGTTGTAATTCTTGGTGCTTACGCAGAACTTGAGGAGTGTGTAGCGTGACGTATAATGCTCCAATTAGAGAGAAGATGTTTTCGCTTGAGGGCGAGCTTAGCACTGCTTGGATTAAATTCTTTGTTTCGCTTGAAGCTGGCTTAACTGATAATGATAACAGCAATTTAATAAATTACATAGCTGGTACAGTTAATAGAATAACTGTAACAAGTGATGGAGCTTTGGGAGTAATATTAACTACTCCAGATGATCCATCATATACTACTTTGACATTAACAGATTTAACTGCTTCTAAATTAGTCGGAACAGATGCAATTAAAGAACTTGAGTCTAAAGATATAGCAGATTTCATCGCCGGAACAACTAATCAAATAACAGTAACAGATGATTTAGATGGAACTGCTACTTTATCTTTGCCGCAAAACATAGATACTGGAGCAAGTCCAGAATTCGACGGAGTACAAGTTGCCGCAGAAGCAATAACAGGAAATTATACTTTAACGATAGATGATACCGTAATTTTAGCAGATCCTGGAACTGGAAGTTATCTCACTATTATTTCTCCGACAGCTGACGAAGATGATGGTCGGGTAAATTTACAGGATAGTTCGTTTTCTACTGTTAATAATTTTGATCATTTAGGTGTTAGTGGAGCAAATACGTTTGAGTCATTTGTCCGGTTTGATGAGTTTGTTGGTAGCTCACTTCCACAGGGCAGCGTAATTATTGATGCTAAAATTACTGTAAAATGGTATAACCCCACTGACGTAGTAGAAATAATTGCGTATTGCGAAGATGTAGATGCAGCAGTAGCCCCGACAAGTTGGGCAGAATGGCTTGCTTTATGTCTTACTACTGGAACAACACGAACACCTCTTGGTACTAGTGCTACAATTGATCTTACATCAGAAGTACAGGAAGTTGTAGATCGTGTAGGATATTCTACTGATGATGCTATTATGGCGTTGCTTCATTATAGTAGTGGTGGTGGATATAAATACTTTAATTCGTTTAATAGCGGAACATCAATTCCTACATTAACAGTAGAGTTTAATTCTACTACACAAACAATAACTATACCCACAGATATTATTACTAATAATCCTGGTAGAGCATTTATTGTTGCTA